TAGGTGAGTTATAACCCGAACCTGAGTTAGTCAAAGGCAGTAGCTGCATGGTCAAGCGCGGTGTAACCCCATCCGTTGACCCATTAAATGTTAAGTCAGGTAGTATTCTGTAAATAAACGCAAAGTTATGACCGTCCCCAATATCAAACTGAGACGTTGTAATTGACGCTTCAATTGGCAAAAGATCAGCCAACATGCCGTCATCTACGCCGGTCTCGTGGTTAACTATATTGTTGGCGTAGGTAGCCGCAATTGGGAAGTCCCGTAGCCCAGTATCCAGCCATGCAGTGCGCCCCAGATTGCCGTAATACCAAACATCTTCAGCGTAGTTGTACACCACGTAGCGATCAACTTCATTGGAGTTAGCCGAGCAATAGAACCACCAGACTTCGTTAAAGCCCTCGTTTGTGCTGGCATACACTTGGTCGAACTGCTGCCGGTTAATGTCGTTATAGACATACCGCAGTAAATCGCACCGTAGCGTTTGTATGCCGCCAGCGTACTTGTAGAACTTGTCTACACCCATCCAGTACACAACGCCAGACGCCAAAGCCGCCGCATTTGGGCCAGCAATAGATATGTTACTTGCTAAAAGCTGCGTACCCCAGACGTAAGGTGGACCAAGATATTGCAAGGAATAAAGCGCAGAATCTGTCCAAACAAGAATCTCTTGACGGCTTTGCAAGGCAGTAACGATGGTCGATCCGTGCGACAACCGAGTACTACCTGCTTGATTGGTAATGGCGGGTTCCCATTCGGTCACAGATTCTTGGTCTGACCACCGGATAAGCATTGGGTCAATTGTGGTGCTGTAAACATCGTTTGTACCAAAACACATTACAAACCGGCTTGCGTCTGAAATTAGAAAGAAAATTTGGCTAATCGGGGTTTGATTAGCGCCACTTAGTTCAGAAATAGGAATTGCACGAGGCGATATGGATTGAACGCCAGACTGCGTTCCCGTTGTATTAATGGCAACACCACCCGGGGTAGCCGCTAAATTAAACGTGCTACCTGTAGAGTTAATAACGTAGTACGTTACCTCAATGACTAACCCTGTAGGCAGCGATCCAGTGGTTTGCAGAGTAAGCGCTGTGCCATTTAAGAAACTGCCAGAGAAACTGACAACGCTAGGCGAGGCAATAGTGATTGAGGCGGTCTTAGCTGTGTACCCAATACTGGCATTCCAATAGTACAAAGGCTTATCACGTGGACCAAGGATTAAATCCTGACCAAAATTAGCTTGGTTCCAGATACGGATAGATGTTGCCGATGCCGCGCCATTACCCCAAGTACCCGCGCCCCAAGGGCCAGCACCCCAGCCTACCGCCGGAATAGCGTATTCCTCACCAACATTGATTTGGTATACAGCGTAAATTGTGCCGCCCCCTGTGATGGCAAAAATCGCTTGGGAAGAAGCGGTAATTGAGTAAGTGGTTGAAGTCAGGAAGGTTATCTGGTACTCGCCAAAGATTGTGACCCCTCCTAAAGTTGTTGTGGGCGAAAAAGTTACAAAGTCGTTATTCTTAAACCCGCCGCCAGCATCTGTTACGGTTACAACAGCAGAACCTACTGTGGTAGTGAATGGGTTGGTTAGCGTGTTGGCTACTCGAATAGGAGTGATGTCGTTATAAACACCACCGCTTTCAACGTAAAACTTTAGGTGAGTGCCAACACCTAGCAAGTTCTGATAGCTGAGTGTGATCCAATTCAACAATGAACGACATACACCCAAGAACGTATTTGCAGATATACGAACCCAGCCCCCAATTTTCTCAGGCGTACCTTGGCGGAACCGAACTTTTTCCGATTCATAGTAGCCGCCCTCATTGGTGTAGCGAGTGTTTTCTCTGTTTACACCGGGCTTGAGGAGGATTTTTTGTAATGGCATGATTAGGCTACTAGACCGGGAACGTATTGGGTTTTACCAGCGACTTTCATTGCGGTCAACTCCTGCTTCTTCAGGTTGTTCGGGTCATAAGACACATGCACCCAGCCACTATCAGGTATGCCGGGGGTGTAAAACTCAAGAATGAGTTGTGTGTATTCTAAGTTATCCATGATCCATTGGGCAAGCTCTGCGTTTGGCACTCCGGGTATCTCAATATCGGCTGCTCTCCCAAGGCAATGGTCTGAGGTACGAGATCCTCCCACCGCTTGGTTACTTTCGGGACTGCGGAACCCGGAATTACACTTGACACCTTTGCCAAAGTGGTCACGCACGGGCTGGAGGACTTTCTCACACAGCAGGTGCAAGGCTTCAGTCTCGGCTTCACCGGGGGTGTTGTCAAAGCCCATGCGCAGGGCGGTCTCTGATTTGGTCAGTTCATGCAGGGAGAAGTTGGCGGTCAATTGCGTCATTTCATTTTCCTCAAGGTTTCATACTGGTCGATGCAGGCGTTGAGCTTGCGGATGGCTTGGTCTCCGTCGGCTGTGATTGCGATAAGAGCTTCAGCAACCGATCTGTCAAGTTCGGTTCTTGTTTCTCGGCTATCTCCGGCGGCAGAGGCGGCATCACCGGCGCTTGGTACGGGGCAGGAGGTTTTGGTAGGAATGAACAGCTTGCGCTCACCAGAGGCAATATCAGTACGCAACTTAGTTTCTTTAGCTTTTGCAACATTGTTGGCCTTCCTTAAAGTTTGTGCATATGTCTGGGCAACTTCGCCCATACGCTGTTCTGTTTCCCGTGCCTTGGCATTCAAGGCTGCAATCTCAATTTGCTGGCGCTCATACTCATTCTGCTCGCCGCTGTAATACCCTGCGCTAAAACTGCCCAGCACCGCCATGAGGATGCCGAGGATCACCCAAGGGTTAAACAGGCTTAACATCATCGGCTTTCATCATGGCATCAGTCTTGTCTTTGCTGGACTTGCTTGATCCGTAAAAGAACGAAATGATTGTGGCAACCGCTGTACCCAGCAAGAAGCCCAAAATAATATTGGCAAAATCCCGACCACCTTCAGGCAGTTGGACAAACGTCACGCAGAAAAAGTAAATGACTGAGGTCGTTGACCAGAACCAAGCAAAATAATAGATAAAGTGCTTGGCGGTTTTGTCATCTGGGCTTATGGCTGTAACGTCAAACATAATTTAGTCCTTCCCTGTCAGGGTTTTGATGGGTTTGTTGACTGTAGTTTTTTCTTCCAAGATGGCAATGTGCATTCGGTTCTCTGCAATCTGGTCACGGTTGCGCTGGATTTCTTTCTCCAAGTCTTGGCGCAGCTTTTCCCTTGCCAATTCAGCGCCCGTGTTGCTGGCTTGCTTGTTGTCAGAAGTGACAACCAAACTTATTTTGCTGTTGAGGATAGTCACTTCATGCGACAGATTGGACAACGCTGACATAAGGTAAACGACGCAAGAAAACAAAAGAGGCAACAAAGCAAATGTGATTTTCTCAACCAAAGCGCTTTTGCTTTCCATTGCTTGAATTTTTTGTTCACTCATTTTTCTCCCCCACGTTTCTGTTGTTCAACTTCTCTGCGTAATTTTTCCATCTTCTCAATCTGCTGTTTGGTTTCGTGCTTCATTTGAAGCACATCCATGTACAGCATTCCAATCAGCGGCAGTAGCATTACTACAAGCAAACAAGCGGCAATCCAGCCCATCACTAATTCCCAGTTCTGTTTAAGAGGCCGAGGAGTAGCCACATATACAGGAGGAATAGGATAGTCGCCACTAGATATGCCTGCCTTTCCTTTAGCAGCCTTTCTTGCTCCTTGCGTTGCCATGACTCATCATCCCGTTTCTTCCTTGCCTTGTCCTGCTCTATCTTGATGACATCTCGCATATCAAACACTTTTGAGTACAAGGCTCCCATCTCTTTTGGAGCGCCATACACCATCGCTTCTCTTATCTCCGTCTCCAACAGTGCCATCTGGTCTTGAGCCATCACCCGCTTCAGGGCGGCTTCCATCAGGTTAGCGTCGGGGTCGTAGACTGTTTTGCTCTTCTCTTCCTCTTCCCTTATGTGCTCAGCAAGCTGTTCTTGCAGCTTAAAGAACGTTGAAAGTTGGGTAACAATGTCTGCCATGACTTGGGTTTCGTCAACGGCAACGTAGGCTTCCTTCTTTTTCGCCACAGGCTTGGGGCTTGTGGTGGGCGTTCCAAAGAGCTTTGCCCAGAATCCTCTGACGGCTTTGACATCTGATGCAA